AGACAATGAGCACAAACTGTTTTAAGCCTCATCGTCCTACTATAAGAATTGACATACTCCCAAAGAATCAGATACATTCTGTCCCCAAGAGTAAGCTGAAGTGGATCTACACCTAGAAGAATAGATTTGAGAACTTCTAAATAATTCTTCTCGAGATTTATAGGATTGATTTGAGTGAGATAGATCTCGTCGCTTCCCTGGTAAGGTCGAGCTTTAACATTGTTTGGATCTACAGGATTCCCATTCTCATCTTTATATGTTACACAACGTGAAGGTAAACTTATAGGCAAAAAATCCGCCATTCTTCTTCTCCTTTTATTATTTTCTAATTATTATAAAAATCCTTTCAACTTTCCCGCCACCTGTCCTACAGGGGAATTTGAAACAAACTTCGTGAGCGTACTTCGTATATCTCCAATTAAACTCGTAGGTTCTACAATATCAACACTCAAAGTAACCTGAGCCATCATCACTCCGTCACTAGCATAAGAAGGGTGAATTATAGGGTGAGATTTTGGAAAACATCCTTTAAGACGGAATCGGACGCTTTCCACTTTAGTTCTATCATATAGAGCGATATATACATCCCTCTTGTAAACATTCTTTGGATAATAATATCCATTCTGATCAATCATCTTCTCATACCAAGCATAGAAATAATCCATAACTGAATTATCCGTAGGTATCAGAAAAAGTAAAGTTACCTCATCTATCGTCTGTACTCCGGCGTAAAACCTCTGAAAAGCTCCATGCTTAAGAGAAGAAACTTCAGAAATTCTATAATCACCAAATGTTATATCCTGACAAAACTGAGAGACAAGATATCCTATAGTTCCCCCAAAATCTGATAGCATTAATAATTGCCAGTCAAAAACTCTTTGGAGATGCCAAGTCTTAGTAATTAAAGAGGAACCAAGTCCTGCAAGATCTAGTCCAAAAGAAGCCATGTATTATCCTTCTTCCCAAAAATCGTAGGAGAATGTGACATTGTACAGAATGTTACCTTCATCGTCGTATGCTAAAGGAACGTCGTCTACCGCCTGCGGATAACACCCTACAAGCTTAAATTTCTTAGTTACATTATCTTGCTGATCCAAAAGACGAAGATAAATATCAGCTTTTATAATTGAATCAGGACCTCCTATTCCTGTACGAGCATTCTGTATAGCTTGCATCCAGCCATATATAGCATCGAATACTTCCTGATCGTTTCCTTCTATGAACACTGCGGGCCAGGTATGCGTCATAGTTAATTTGCCTGGAAATTTTATGCCTGCCGTGCCTTTAAACGGCACCAGAATTTCCCCTACGCTTCTTCCAGGAATAGCAGTACTCTGAGCCCTAATCTCCAAATGGTCTCGATTACCTCCTCCCACTATACTTGAAAGAACCACATCCCACAAATATACTTTTGCAGGATTGCTAATATCCTTCTTTAAATTTTCACTCGACATATTTGCCATTTTATTCTCCTGTGTTTATTATATCCGTCCTACCTATTAGCCCAAAAGGAATCCGCGGGCTGTCAATTCTTCAAAACTCGCGGCGGTTGAAGTAACAGTCGTTCGCAATCGTATATACTCTGCCGCCCTTGAAGGTTTAACAAATACATCCACCCGAAGCTCTAATGAATCTATTACAGAAGGAGTGTTATTCGTAGTATCACAAACAACATGAAATCCTAAATCTCCGCCCTCTGTCTGGAAAGCTCCTTGAGCAGAAAGACCATCCAGGTATTCATTTAACAAAGCCTCTACTCTAAATCGAGTCAAATCATTATTCGGCTCATCAACAAACGGTCTTAAAGCCACTGCCATTGCTTTTTCAATTACAATAAGCAACCTGCGAACATTTACAGAACTCAAAGCTGAAGTTTTACTTTGTAGCGTCTTTTGTCCCCAAATAACGTGTCCTTCGCCTCTAAAGGTCTGTATAGGATTAATCTGATTCGAATATAATACATCCCTTTCTCCTTCTGTAAGAACTGTCCCGTCAGTTTTCGTACACTCTAAAGCATCGTCCAATACTCCTCGATTGAATCCCGCAGGAGCAAACCAAACATTACTTACAGAATCATTGTAGGCATATTGTGCTGCAACATATCCGGATGGGGGAACTCGAATTAGTAAATCATTATAAGAATCATGTATTCTAGGCCAAAGAGAATATAATGCACAATAACTCGAATTGAAATTCTGAGTAGTTGTTCTAAACGTCACCATACTCGTAGACGAATTTGTACTAGCATACGGCATATCGAGAACAGCTATGCAGTCCATTCTATCCTCAGCTACATCCCTCATAGCCGTTTGAACAGTCACACTTGTCTCGCCTCCATTGATTAGAATTCTAATATCTACCTCGTCCGGATTTTCAAATTCTTCCCATCCTGTTACTAAATCAGAAGCAGAAATGTCACTTCCATCACTACCTCCACTAAAATCTAATCTAGTAGCTTGTGCCTTTGGAACAACTGTATCTGCAAGATCAGTATTGTCAGCAACACGGATATACTTGCTTACTCCATTTATCTTGTCCTCAAGATAAAGTTGTTTCCCATACCCGTCTACCTTCGTCTTCCGGGAAACCTTAAACAGTTCCACCTGAGCCCAATTACCGTCGTCGTCCTGAGTATAAACAACAATCTCGAACGTATACTGATCTGTAGCAACCGAATCCGTTCCGTCCTTAACATTTTGTATAATGATACCTACTTTATCGTTCCAATCTCCGGGGTTCACTCCCAAAATCTGGAATAGAGTATCACTAGCCATTCCTGAAGCAGCAGTAAACGAACTTGAAGACTGACCAGAACTTAAAGCAGCATTGCTATAGGAAGAACTGCTCTTCATTATATTTACCCCGCCATAAAGGGCCCCGTTATGAACTCGGAGACAATATAGAGCGTTCCCCTGCTTCAGATATGCCAGAGCCGAATAATGGAAAAAATGTCCCGACGACGGATCTGGTTCCCCATACTCTTCTAGAAACTGCTGGTCACTCGTTACTAAACGAATATTATCTACATCTCCTTTAGCCGAATAGCCTACTATAGCGGCCGGAGCAGTTGCTATTCGCGGCACAATATCGCTAAGATCGCGTTCTTGTGAATAGACGCCCGCTGAAAGGAATATTGACATAACTTATTCTCCTTACTTTGTATTTCTTACCTTAAATTATTTTATTACTTTAATATCAACGATAAATTTTTCTTTTTGTTTCTTCCCCAAAACATCTACATACTCTCTTCGTATTTCTACTTTTGTTAATCCCTTTTTCTTAATCTGCCAACGTCCGAATAATTTGTTCAACTCTTCGTCAGTAAGTTTATCTATAAACTGGTTTCGATTTACTTTCTTCTTTAACAAGTTACCCGGAGCTTTGTAATAGTAAGTAACCTTTCCCCACATTTCGATTCGATCAAGCCAGTCGAAAACTGTTTGTTCAGATCGTAAAGGCCGAGGATCTGGAGTAGCTAAAACAGAAGCTTCCTCCATGTCGAAGACTTCGTCTAACCTTCTTTGATCTAATGTAGATAACTCTTTTAAAAGATTGTCGAACATATTATTCTACCTTGTAAACTACTCCTTCTACCGTAATACTTATTGAACAAATCGATCTCTAGGAGTATCTATATCCAATTCTGGGCCGTACTGTATTATCTCTTCAAGATATCTTTCGAGTTCTGTAGAATCCCCTTCGTATGCCATTTGCCATGCATCAGAACCTTCCCACCACAAACTTGGAAGATGGGTTCCACCCAAATACACCTTATCTTTCCCCTCAGCAGAAAGTTGATCCTGCCAAGATTTTACCACACCCCTAGCTTTTTGAATCAAAGGTAGCATATTTTGATGCATTTCAGTAGCATCCTCAACTTCTTCTATATTACCTATAAAATTGTCCAAAGAGTATGTTTCGTCAAAAGTATCTAGAAGATCTTTTGTACTAAGGTATTCGTTCACTTTTCTCGTTCTTTCCCATATTTCATCAAACATATTATTCTTCCTTGTAAATTACCCCGTCCGCCGTAGTACTTGTTAAACTTTCGGTTAAGATTATTTTCGTATCTTCTCCAGAAGCTTCAACTGCTAATACAGTATACAATCCGTTGTTATCGGTAGACCCCTGTATAATCACTTTCTCTCCCGCAGTAATCTCAGAAACCCAACTCCCCGCTGATATGATATAATTACCATCAGTATCCACAGTTTCTATATTATAAGTATGCCTTCGGAACAACCTTAAAGCAGCTTCTAATTCAGTATCTTGACTCGAATCCTCAACATAAATTGTTTCGTAATCGTCACTATCTAAATCGTCCTTATCATAAACAGTTAGACGAATCTTTTCAATAATGTCGGCCGCTTCTACACTCTTTAAAATCCAGCCGTCTATCTTTATGGGCATACGAAACTTAAAAATAATTCCCTTTTCATATTTATCAGCGTAAGTAGATTCATCTACTATGTCGCCAAAATGTAGATCAGGAGTTATCTCATACGTATCATTGTATATAAGTGATATTTTAGAATATTCTTGTTGCCAAAAAATATAGTGTTCTATTGCCTCGTATAGTTTATCAACATCCTTTGACCAGAACCAAACATTATAGTTAAAATCTATAGGTTGAGCTTTAACATGTGTAGTTTTGCTAAGCCATATACCTCTTCGAGCTAAAGCAGTTCTTTGCCTTGACCAACTTGGACTAAAACTGGATCTGTAGAAGGATATAAAATCAAGGAAATGCTCTTGTCTTCGTTCAGACATTTCCCTAAGAGCTATTTCCTCAGGAGCTTGAACAATTCCATACTTTTGTTCAAG